CTTATTAACTACTTCTATTTGATCATGATACCTTGCAATTTTATCTAACTCTTCTTGAATTGCTTCTGTGATATCTGAGTGCTCTCCAATACCTGCAGGATGCTCTAGATATACGTTGACATTTGCTTTATGTTTTTCTATTTCACCACTAGCATGTGCCAGCACTGCTCTGATTAATTGATCTCGCATGTGTAGTGCCATAAGTATAACCTTTTTAGTAATTATACATTAAAAAAGGGGGTATGTAAACCCCCTTGATTACTTAAGCAGAAGCAAGTTCTTTTTGGAACTTAACACCACGATAGGTTTCTTGAACCTGTGTAGTGTTTGCTGCTTGCTTACGTGTATCAGTGTCATAAGAGACACCACGATAAGTGACTTTTGCCATTGTGTTACTCCGAAGTAGTTGGATTTTTAGGCCCCGTTCCTTCAGTCGATGATGCGTCCCATTCACAT